GGGCGCTTCCTATCTTCCCAACCCAACCATGAACCTAAATCGAATCATGAATAAGATAGAGGCTCGCATTCTCTACGAGGAAGTACGCGATCAGCAGGACGGGCTGTACGTCTGGGTCGATCCCGCAGAGGGTTCGGTGTTGCGCATCCAGGGTCTGTTGAAAGGCGCGCCCTTCAAAGCGGTCAACACCACGGACTATCACTGCACGGTTCTGCATTGTTCGAATCCTGATCTACCACAGTCGGTGATTCTCCCGGATGACCAGTGGTTCGAAGGTCGCATGTCGCAAGTCGTGACCTGGCAAGATCACAAGGACCGCACGATCTGCGTACTGCTGCTGGACGTACCTGAACTTGAGGAGACGCACGCGCGCCTGACCGAACAAGGGTTGCAGCACGGTCATCACGAGTACAACCCGCACATCACTCTGTCCAAGGGTGCGGTGCAGGGCCCGGAGCTTCGGCTCTGGCTTGATGAGGTGAATGCAAAGTTGCGACAGGTCGCACATCGCATTGTCTTGGGGCCGCGACTCATGGCCAGCACCTGCGCCTGAACGCCTAGTCTGAGCATCATCTGGGGAGCCCGAAGGCTCCCATTTTCGTTTCTGTGCCGCCGGTTTTCGTAGCCCGGCAAATTCAGCGTTTTTAGCTCTTTTCGTACTTAGATGTGGAAACCCACATTCCCCGGTTTTAGACCGGCATAGCGGGTGGCGTAGAGCGCCGTACGCATGGTCGTATGAACGGCTCAGAGCACAAATGAAAACGGGCATCCGAGTTGCCCCGAACGCCCGTCCCCTGAGTACGTGTCAATGCAGACCTTGATTCTTGCGAATGGCCCTGACCTTGCGATAGTCGATCTCGCATTCATCGTCGCAGAAGGCGCGTGGATGCCTCACAGGTTCAGAGCAGAACAGGCACTGGCCAACAAACGGCTGACTGCCTTGGCGCTTACGCTGTTCTTGTCGCTCACGCTCCAGACGCTGACCATGCGCCATGTTGCGATGATGTTGAATCATACTCTCCAGATACTTATCGGAGAGTTCCGACGCATGGTCCGATACGTCGGCCGTGCGTTCGCGTTCTTGATAGATCGACATTGCGTCGTACTCCTAAATGAATGAAAGCGCGTGGCACAACCCGTCACCTTGCCACGCTCATTCAAATTAGGAGCTTACACTTTGTTACAGAACGGGTATCTCTGCGTCCAGGTCGATGTTGAAATAGATCGATGCTTGACCGCCCAACAGCAGATTGCATTGAGGTGTAGTCCAGCGCATGTTCGTTTGCGTCGTGGCGTTGACCGTTGGCCCACCAGCCGCGAAGTTCGTACTGGTGATGACAGTGGCCGTGGGCGTAGGTACTTTGTACTTGGGGAAGAAAGATTCGGTGTTGCCTCCGGTCTGTGTGTTCCCCAGATTACCTGTCCAGCCTAAGATGCCTGATGCGTGATACAGGCGCTGGAAGTAGCGCAAGCAAAACGCGTCGTACTCGCTGGGGCGCAGTCTATCGAAGCCCATGTATGGACCATATTCAAGCTGAGCCTCAGTGAAGCCACAGGTGAAGGTTCCTGGTGTTGCGCCAAACCCCAGTTGAAGACACAGGTGCGCGTCTGTGCCGAAGGTTTTGCCCGAGACACTGGGCAGCGTCGCCGTACATATGTAGCGCGTCCATCCGCTGGCCAAAAGCACTGACGCCGTGGACATTGCAGTCGTCACGTTTGCGCTGCCGCCCGTCCCGAATTTCTGGATGAGATTGGGTTGCAGCGTCATGTTCTTGCTAGGGTTGATCAGGATCGAGACTGATACTGGTCCGCCTTGCAACGTGCGCACGTCCTCTATGTTCTGATTCAGCGTCGGCGTACCAGTACCGGACGTCTCCTGCCAGTTCAGAAAGTTAGGGGTACTCGTCACACCATTTGATCCCTGCGTGACTGTAGCTCCTGCGCTGGACATCCACCAGTGGTCGCATACGAACACGTTGGACAGCGCGCCCGCCGCAGGGTTGCCCTTGCTGAAGCGTTTGAACTCTGCGTTCGCCAGCTTGTTACGCTGACTTGGGATCACGAAGTCGCCGGCGCTGCTGGGCGCATTGCCGTTGAGTGTACGTACGAAATTCGAGCCCGTGTTGTCCAGGGTCACAATCGAGTGCCAAGCGCCCCAAGCACCTGAGACGAATCGACGCACGAATTGCATGCCCGTGTCTGCCCCGTCCAAGCCGGTGAACACCTGAGTCACACCAGCCGCAGTCCCGTTATTGCAGACGCTGAGGGTGCCTGTCGTGTAGCCACTGGGCTTCGTACCACTGGCGGTCGCAGGTACGTAGTAGAAGCCGGTGGAGCCCGCTGCGTCTACGTTACTCAGCGTCGCAGCCGCGGCCAGCAGCCCGTACTGATTGGCCAGAGTCATGGTCAACGTATCTGCAAGCGTCGCCGCGTCTGCCAGTTTCGTCACCACGCCGCTCGTATTCTTGGTGAATAGTCTTCCGTCTGTTGAGTTAATCGCTAACTGCCCTTGGGTTAGCGCGCTTGCAGCCGGCACTGCGCCAGTCGCTGTATTTCTGATGTGAAGCAGTCTGCTGGGCATGATGTGCTCCGATGGGGACGACCCGGGGGGGGGCCGCCCCCGTCGTCATTAGGCCGCGGTGTACGAACCTTCGTCCATGGTCAGAACTGTCGTATCAACGGCGAACACACCCGCTGTTGCCGTCAAGCCGGTACCTGCCTGGGCCAGACCAAGGGCGCTGGTCGTTGCCGTCGGCAGATTCAGCGTCGGCACCGTGTCAACGAATGCCGGATTGCCCGAGCCATCGGTCGTCAGTACCTTGTTGTTGCCAGAGCCGGAGCCCAGACGCGCGGCCACGAACGTACCGCTTGCGATGTCGGCTGCTGCCAGCACCACTGCACCCGTCTTGCCCGCCACGCTGGACACTGCGTCCTGCGCGTTGACAGTCTGCCACACAGTGCCGTTGCTGATCAGCCAGTCACCGAGCTTCAGCGTCAACGCCGATTGACCCGGAGGCGTGTAAGTACCGGCAACACTCACAACGTAGTACCAGCCCTTGTTTGCCGTTGCCGCAGCCGGGACAGAGCCCGACGTAGCATCAAACGAACCCTGATAGTTTACGCTACCAAGAATCGCGTCCGGCAGTTGTGCGGTCGGAACCTTGCTGTTGCCATCGAGTGTAGCCAGGCCGTTAGCAGCACCTGCGCCCAGCGTCGTCTGAGCAGCAGCCACAGACGCAGCGGTGAACAGTGCGGCACCAGTGGTAGTTGCACCCAATGCCGTTTGTGCGGCACCCGTAGAGGCTGCTGTAAACACTGCATCGCCTACAGTCGTGGAACCCAGGGCTGTGCGCGCTGACGGTGCGTCAGCGGCCGTTACGATAGAGCTACCAATGGCCGTGATACCTGCGGCGGTGCGCACAGCCGCTGCGTTGGCTGCGGTGATCAGCGATTGACCCGTAGCCGTCGCTCCGATAGCCGTCTGGGCCGCAGTCGTGGTAGCCGCAGTGAACACAGCGGTCCCAACAGTCGTCGCCCCAAGATCGCTCGGTACCAACGTCACGTTGCCAGTGCCGTCTGGGGTCTTGCTGTTCACGCTCTTGACATCGCCCACGCCTGCCCCGGCGCTGAACGTCAGGACGCCATCGCCTGTTGCGTTGCTGATGTAGATTTTACCGTCTGCGTGGTTGATGGCGATGCGACCCGGAAGCAGATCGGCGATCAGCGGAAGGGCACCGGCCGTTGCGTTGTGCAGATGAATGAGTTTGGAAGCCATGATCAATCCTTAGTAGGTACCTTCACTGATGACCATATCGGTCGAGTTCACGTCGGACCACAAACCGTAGCCCCGCACGTAGTTCTTGCCGTCGTTCGGCACTTCTGGAACGTCGCCGCTACCCGACGATGACGTGGCTGTGATGGTGCTTGCCAAGCCCACCACATAGTAGTCGTTGAGCGACGCAGGGCGGTCCAGTTCAATGCCCGTGGCACTGGCTGTCCAGCCGCTGATCAGCTTAACGCCGTTGCGATACACTGAGACCACAGCGGCACCCACAGACCCGATATTCAGATGAGTGTCGCCCGTGAACGTCAGACACAGATAGGCTTCTGCTATCCCGTACAAGTTGTTGGCGACGCTCGTGTAGGGTAGCGCGAACTGCCAACGCTTGGGCGCACCGTAGTAATACACGCCCTTGATGAACGAGCCCACGTCCTGACCAAGCACCACAACGTTATCGCCGTTGACCGGAGACAGCGGCAGTTGATCGATGACCGGTGCATAGCCCTGATTGGGAACGCCAGCAGGACCAGCAACGCTCTTGAACGGGAGATAGATTGAGATGGTCATGATCTACTCCTTAGGGTCCGGGTGGCGTGAACCGCGAGCCAATACCCGGCTGATAGTCTTGGCCAAAGACAGATGCGACGATGGTGTCAGTGGTCAAGAACATCAGTTGGACATATTCAAATACACCAGAGGCCCATGTTGGAATCACCCCACCGTTAGGCCAGAACGTCAAATCGGGCCAGGTCAATGTAAAGCCGTTGGTGATGAACAGCAGTCGAAAGATGTAGCAGTTCAGCGGATTGCCTGAACCGTCGGTCTCCAGCGGTAAGTTGATGAAGTTCAGAGTCGTATCGCCTGACAAGTTGATAAGTGCGCTACTGTAAAGCGATGCGTCAACGTCGTAGGTGCCACTCACGTTGTCATGAATCGAGAATCCCTGTACGTTCGACGTGTCGGCATCCAAGATACCACCGGCACGTAACGACAGACCAATGCCGGGCATGATTCCGCCAAGCACAGACGTGGTGGCCGCAGGCAGCACGTACTTGTTACTCAGATCGTTGTAGTTGCCTGATGTCGCAACCGTAGCCAGATCACTTGGTGCAACGCCGATCTGAACGACGCTACCCGCAGCGGTCTTGGCAAAAAGTCGCTTGTCCGTTGGGTTGTAAGCCAACTGACCTTCCTGCATGGATCCGGCGGCAGGCACAGCTCCGACGGTCTCGTTACGCAGGTGTTTCAACACTGATGGCATGAGTTCTCCTGGCCATAAGTCTAGGGTCTAAGATTCTTATACGGGGGTAAGCCTAAAGGGGAAATCTTTGTGCGCTGTGGGAGCCAGCGTTGCACTGGCTCCGTTACTCACATGCGCGTATGTCGTCGCAGCCTGGACGCTGCTTGAAGTTCGCCCAAGCCCGTGTCGAGCACTTGGACGTCGCCGTTGTGATCCATGCTCGGATTCATGAGCACCGGATCGGCCTTGAGTCGTGTACTTGCGTTGGTTGCCGGACTTGCCGGCGGCGCTGGCTGAGCGGGTTTGGCGGGTTTGGCGGGCTTCGCCGGCTCAGTGGACTTCGGTTTGTCGCGAACCCCATACGCGTTCTTGAGCGCGTCCTTAGCCTGATCGAGACGCTGATTCTCCTCTGGCCGACGCTTGTACGGGGCTTTGCGATTCGTGAAGTTTGTGAGTCTGCGAACTGCCTGCCCGTAGTCAGTCGAATGCTGCTTCAGATCCTTCGCAATCTCGCTTGGGTTCTTGGTGAATGTCCCCTTGTCGAGTTCTCGACCCTGTGGGCGTTGCTTGCCCTTCTCGCTCTGCTTCTGTCGTAGCTGCCACGTGTTGTCACGGGCTTGCACTAACCATGAGAACATAGGCCTCTCCTTTCGTTTTCCTAAAATTGATGCGGCCCATGTCTAGTAGGCAGAGCATCAGCTTATTGCGTGTACGGACCTGTAGGCACCGTGTAGGTCGTGCCCGAGAACGGGGCGTATCGCACGTACCGGAACTCATCGATCCAGTAGGCGTCCGTGTTGTTACCCACGGCATTACCGAATTGCAGGTTACCGGCGATGCGCTGATACGGCGCTTGACCCACAAAGCTGCTGTTGGTGGCTTTCAGCGCCCCGTCCATCCACAAGGTAAACACACCGCTTGCGCGCTGGACCACGCAATGGTGGAACGTACTGTTAGCCACAGTCCCGATGCTAAATCCTGCAAGACCCCAAGTCGAGCCGTTGAACGACGCGTACAAGTTGCCAGCAGTTGTCAG